TGAAGTAAGACAGATTCTTAGAGCAAGACTGATTGATGGTGAGCAAGGTGCAGGAGCAATGCAGACATTAAAGAATATTAGTTATATGAGTTTCTTGTCTAACCCAACAGCCGCAGCAACCCAGCTTGGTGATGTTGGATTTTCTGCTGCTCAGAATGGCTTCTTCCGTTCTACTAAAAATCTAATGAAACAAATGGGAAGACAAAAGTTTGGTGACAAACTTAAATATGATATAGATGAAATTGGTTTAGGTAAGAATGTTTCAGCAGAGATTGGTAATACAGGTAAGGGTATGGATAAAGCTGTTGAAAAATTATTTAATCTATCTGGCTTTACCAAAGTAGATAGGGTAGGTAAGAATACCTCTATCAACTCTGCATATGAAAGAGCTATGGATGTTCTTAAACTTGATGCTAAAGGTAAGCTAGCAAACCCTAAGCAATACCAAAAATTTAAAAACGAATGGGAAGGTATCTTAGGTAAAGATGATTTTGACAGCATGGTAGGAGCTCTTCGTAATGGAAGAAAGACTGAGGATACTAAGTATTATTTATTCAGTGAGCTTTCTAAGATACAACCTATTAGTTTATCTCAAATGCCAGTAGGTTATTTAACATCTAAGAATGGTAAGATATTCTACACACTAAAATCTTTTGCATTAAAACAACTTGATTTTGCAAGAAGAAAAATATTAAATGAAATTGGCAGAGGTGAGTATAAGTCTGCATTTAAAAATACTATGGTCCTATCTGCTGCTCTTGGTGGATCTCAAACCTTTACAGATCAAATTAAAAAGTTAACAGTTGGATCTCCAGAAGAAATAACAGTAAAGGATATGCCTGATGAGTTTGTTGAAAACTTATTGAAGGTCGTCCTCTTAAATAAATACAGCATAGATAAGTTAGGTAAAACTAAAGATGCAGAAACCTTCTTAAAGGATTTAATTGCTCCTCCTATCTCTCCTTCGTTTGATGTAGTAAGAGATACTCTTGAATATTTTGATAAGCCAGAAACTTATGATGAAGTAATGAGCTCTATTAGAGATCCTAAAGTTCCGTTCTCTAGAACTAGAAGATTAATTCCTGGTGTTGGTAGGGCTTACAGCGAACAAACTGTTGACAAACCTAAAAGACGGGAGAAAGAATTTAATGAAATGATGAGGCAAATAAGAAACCCAATGGGAGAAGAGTAACTATGTGGCAAGAACTTACACTCCCCCCAATCAATTTATATAACGCACCTAAAGGAAACTAATGGCATCAACTAATCAAGTACAAGAAGTAAAAGCAGACTTACATACGCATGAAGAAGTTTGTGCTATTCGTTACGAAGGCATTAATGCAAGGCTTGCTAGGATGGAAAAGATTATTATGGCAGTATTTGCAGGTATCGTATTCCTATTAATAAAAGTATTAATAAGTATAGGTGGGCTATGAAAGAAACTACCGTCATCATTTGTTTTGCAATCGTATTATTATGGAGCTACTGCTATGCAATCCTCACTAATGCGTAAGATTTTTCTTGCGATACTTACACTGTTAGCAGTGCTACCTATTAGCCCTGTCATTGCTTGTATATTATATGGGTTGGTTTATTAGAAATTAATGATATACTTTACAGTATGTTAATTTTATGGTAGTAAGTTATGAAAATACTTGTACTAGATATAGAGACATCACCACATACAGGATTCCATTGGGGCTTATGGCAGCAGAACATTAGCATAAACCAATTGATTGATGCTTCATCAGTTCTTTGTTGGGCTGCTAAGTGGGTAGGCGAAAAGAAAGTACACTTTGCTAGCATCATGGAATCATCCCATAGGAAAATGATTAAAGATGTACATAAGTTAGTGGATGAAGCGGATGCAGTTATTACTTATAACGGTAAACGATTTGATATGCCAACACTTAATCGTGAGTTTTTATTGCAAGGACTAAACCCTCCAAGCCCTTATAAAGACATAGACCTTTTGAATACAGCTAGAGGTAAGTTTAAATTTGCTAGTAATAAACTGGACTACATCGCTCAAGAACTTGGTATAGGCCAGAAGACTTCGCACCAAGGTATGCCTTTATGGATTGAGTGTATGAGTAAGAATCCCAAAGCATGGAAGTTAATGAAGAAGTACAATTGTAATGATGTTGTTTTAACAGAACAGGTATACAACAAACTAAAAGGTTGGATTCAAGTTCATCCTAATCATAATATATATTCTGATGGTCTTGTTTGTATGAATTGTGGCAGTAAAAAATTACATTCTAGGGGTACATCTCGGACACTATCAAAATTATACAGAAGAGTTCAGTGCCAAAGTTGCGGCAAGTGGGGAAAAATAAACGAAACAAGAAAGTACAGCTCGGTTATCAACATTTAAAGAAGATACATATGGACATTCAAGATATAGCAACGCATATAACAGGTAAGATTATAGATGCAGTAGATGTTATCTACGGAGAAAATTCTATGATTATATACTTGGATGATGGATCTGATATAGAGTTAATAGTTGACTCTATTCATGCCAATGTGCCTGATTTAGACGATTAAACACCTTTCCTGGCTTGTCCTGAGCCCCGTGGTGAGGTTTTCTTTATGCAGTTNAGGGGTAACCTAGGCATAAATCCTTCTGCCTGCCATCACGAGTAGATTATCCATAGCTAAATCTAATTTCAGTTCATAGTACACAGGCTTTTTACTCTTCAACCACCTAGCATAGATAGCTTCTCGTTGTTCTTTAGGTAAGCTATGTATAATGGCGTTCAATGTAATAACATTCTTATTATCTGCATCATTAATCATATCATCAAAAGCTTCTGAAGACTCTCCACCACTGGCCATACCTAATGCTTTGCTAGGATAGCCAAGTCTGTTGTTATCATGCTTCATAAATTCAGACCAATCTTCTAGCAGCACCATCAATCGCTCTATTCTCATTCAAATCCACCTTCATAAATAGTATTGCTCATTTTAGAAGAGTACTCTTCATACCCACTCTTACCTCCAAAGCTTACATTAGGAAAGTCTTCTGCCTTGTGCTTCTTACTAGACTTAATCTCCAATCCTTCTAGCACTTTCTTGTGATTAAAAAACTCATCTAACCCACATGGAATAGGAATCTTATATACCGTATGCTTACTTTGCTTCTCGCTCAACAGTATATCTGATGTAACTAAAGTCCTAATCACTGCGAAGACTGACTGATAGTTCATACCTATCTCATTTGAGATAGTACCTGTATGCTTCTTACCAGATCCAATCGTGTCCAAGATAAGCTGCGCTAAAGCTCCCCTCTTAATAGTTCTTCCATCATCAAATGTAAATATATACCCGCTGTCTTGTGATGCTAATCCTTCTGCCATATCAATCTCCTTAACTGATGTCTACAATTCTACTAACCCACTTGTTGTCTTTCTTATGCCACCCTTCAACAATAATCTTCCAGTTAGCATCCCTTAGATGAGGGATAGCATCGCTGTCCTCCATCTTCTTTACCCTTGCGCTAATGTTACTGTAACTTGTTACTTGAATCCCTACGGTATTGCCATCACTATCTATTGCTAGCAAATCTATTATGCCAAAAAGGTCTTGGCGTATCTTGGCAAAGGCGTTCCATCTTTCTACTATAGAAACTAAAGGATAGTCACCGCTATCTCGTAGTCTTTTTAGGGTTCTTTGTGTCGGACTTATCGCCATCTTGATTCCTTTCAAATTGTTTATCGTTTGGTTTCTGACCGAAGATCCGATCCCAGTTATCTTGTAGCTTTTTATCTGTTACTAATCCTTTTGGTCTTCTGCCACTACCTTTCCCCATCACAGCTCCTTTTCATTTTGCATTCGTCAATAATNTATTTGTGTTTAAAGTCTTCAGGAAGATTAATGTTATCTGAATGTAAGCACCTAGTTTCTTTTGGTGCTTCAGGTATATGATTTTTTATATACTCATGAGCTTCAACGCACGATTTAAACGTGCCAACGTAATGTTCTGCAAGGCAACAACTATTATTACCTGCCTCATTACCTATTGCTACCATCAATATAAATTCAGCCACCATATTTACCCCTAATAACTAATGATCCCAAAAGGAGTTGACTCCATAATAATCAACTCATCTCCATATACAAAGGTTTGTCCTTCATCACCTGGTGTTATCAATAAACTTCCCTGATTATTCTTATCTATAACAACGTCAACCTGTTTTGCATTTTCAACAACAGTCCATGTTCCTTCGTCTGGATTATAATAACTAGCTGATTCTGCTAAAGCTATTGGAACATAAACACATAAAAGTAAGAATGACTTCATATTAAAACTCTCCAGATATAATAACTTTCCCTGTAATCTCATGCCTAATAGTAAACTGTTTGCTATTGTATGTCATGATAAATCTCCAACCATCATAATAAAATTCTTTCTCTTTCCATTCGTCATTCTCCATCTTTGCAGTGTCCTTTTATATTAAACACCCCTAGTTCTGTATGTGTTTTACACCACCACTTCTTCAGGTAATATATCTTTGCGCGTTTAGAACACACATGACACACAGGATCTTTAGGAACTTTTATTTTTGCAGATGCCATAATGTTCCTTATTCATATCAGTCCAATTAAAATAGCACCACCATTTTTGATTCTTATCCATGTACATGGCATCCTCTCCACACTCTTCACAATAGAAAGGATGTCCATATTTATACACCTCTTGCTTGCTAGTCTTCGTCATGGAGTGGGTCATCTATCCATTCATCGGACTGTACTTTTGCTTTTATTGCAGCTATGTTTTCTAGATATACATTAAGTTCCTTTTCTGTATACCACATTTGCTTTCTGCACTCTACTGCACAATTTTCATTCCACTGCAATTCACTTAATCCTTCTGTTTCTTTGTATCCTCTACGCTCTAAATACTTGTATTGGTCACCCTTCATCTTACCAATATACTCTTCTGGAGTAAGTTTCTTTTTCATTATGTCAATAGTTTCTAATCCACCACGTTTATAATGCTCTGGATTTATTTTGTCTGCCATGACTAGACCTCCTGTAGTGGGGGTAATGTTAGATGAGGAAGCTCCCACTCTTCTGGTGAAGGAGTGCCTTGCATCTCAGGTAGTATCTCTGCTATATCTGATTCAAATAAATCATCACTAGCATACTGACGTTCCTGTAATGGAGGTAATGGTTGTTCGTTGTAAGGAAGGATAGCATCTAATTCATTAGCACCACCACCAACAATTTCTATTGTTACTATGTCTTCACCATACGCACTAAGCTTTGGCGCTTTAGATGCGTACTGTATTGCTCCTAAAAATCCTACCGCTACTACTACTGCTACTGTTCTTGTTATTGTAATCTTCATAACATCTCCTTAAATATAATTGTGAATCTTTAGTAACATACCTAAAGCTATTAATAATAATACATACATACTAATGCCTAACCATAACGAAAATCTTAGTGCAAATTCTCTTTGTTTTTCTGTCATTTTATTCATGATAATAACTACTCCTTACTCATACTTAGATCATAAGAATTACTTATTAAGTTTGTTATAATAGAGTCTTGATTAACCAATAAGGACTACTATTATGTGGACAAAACCATCAGCTACAGAAATGAGATTTGGCTTTGAAGTAACAATGTATGTAATGAATAAGTAATACTTTTAATACACTAACCCTCAAGTTCTCAATGTCATTATAGTCTGAACCAATTCCAAACTACAATGGCCGGCATATGCCGCTTGAGGGCAGTGTAGCCCTTAGTGCCTCTTAAAAAGGAATATCCTCAGCTACCGCAGCAACAGTTTCTGTTGGAGCATTTCTAGTAATATTCACTTCACTTGGTTTATAAGGCTCAGACATCTGGCCTGACATAAAGTTAACTCCTTTAGCAGACGTTCTTACCCAAGCACTTAATGACATTTCCTTACCACCTTCAAGTGTAATAGTTCCAGTATAATCAGGACGATTTGCATTGTCACCCTTATCATTCTTAAATAATACAAACCTGTTAGTGTTATCGTATTGTTCAGCCATCTTTTTACTTCTCCTTATTGTTTATAAAATTTACCGCTTCACTTACTTCAGTTAAAAATTTCTCAACTTCAGTTTCTAAACGAGCTATAAGCTCATCATCTCTATCAACTCTTAATACTAAGAGCTTGTGTTCATCAGGAAAGTCTGGGTGATAACTAACAAAGTCACACCATTGTCTTTCTGGCATACAAGCTAACTGCCATTGTATCTGATGTTGATACTTTATATTGATGTCGTGAGTTGCTAGTGTTTCAGTGTGTGTTAACAACTGAGGACACTTAATCTCAATTAATCCTGTATCACCTACTAATCCATCAGGACTTGCGCCTGCCATATCAATAGTAGGATGGTCAACAAACCCTTCTTCCGTAACATCTAC